CAGGCAAGAATTTATGATCAGCACACTGCTAGATTAGAACTTGAAAGAGAAAAGGCAGCAAGAGAATCTGAAAGAGTAGGACTTGAAGCACAGAAAGCAGATGAATTCTTTCAAAAGAAGTCTCTAGAACTTTCCAAAAGGTATGATGAACTATATCACGACTTTGAGAAAGAGAAGGAAGCATTTATTGAAGAAAGAAAGCAGTATCAAGCACTGCTTCAGATGGAACGTGATAAGATGGAAAGAGAAGCAGAACTTCTTGAGAAAAATATTCTTGAAGATGAGCAAGAAAAAGAACTTAGAAGGTTGCAAAATGAAAAAGTTCGTGAACTTGAAGAAGAAGAACTTGAAATATCTAAGTTAGAACTTGAGATGCAAAAGCAAGGACTTGAAGTTGCATGGAGTGATGCAAAATTTGCACTTGATGAAGTCAATCGTGAGAGAGAAAAGATTAAATTTAATCATGAACTTGAAAAGAAAATGCTACAGCAGAAAATTGATCATGAAATGGATCTCATCATGAGATCTCATGAAGATATTCTCAAAAAAATGGAAAATGAGGAGATGTATGATGAACTTGATGATGCACTAGAAAAAGAGTTTGAATTAGCAGAAGCAGAGTATAGAGAAGCACAAAGAGCAAAACTTATTGAAGCACAAAAGTTAGAGAATATTGATCCTAAAGAACTATCTAAACTTGCAAGTGAAAGTCTAGAAAGACAAGAAATTGAAAGTAGTCGGGATTATTCTGTTAATGATATTCTGTCAATGATGGATGAAATTGATCCAGAGAAACTATATACTGCTCTCACAGATGAAGAAAAATCTGATAATGGTATGCCTGTAGAAAAGGCAGTTAAATGGTTTGCTGCATTGAAAGAAGTTCTAGATAAAAACGATAAGTGATGACATATGAAACTTGAATTATTGAAGAACAACTATATGGTTGTTCCTGGTTTTATTGATTTAGATTATGCTAAACGATTAGAAACAGAGTTTATCCTAACAGATGCGAAATTTAAGTTTGATGGTGATCCTCAAGCACCAAATTCTGCGTCTTGCTTTAACTTTCATCCAGCAGTAGAACTACTTACCAATAAAACTTCTGCGGTGAGTGAACTTATTGGTGAAACTGTTCTGCCTACATATACTTACTCTAGAATATATCGCAATGGTAGTATTCTTGAAAAGCACACAGATCGTCCTTCTTGTGAAATTTCACTAACAGTACATCTTGGTGGTGATAAACCTTGGGCAATCTGGATTGAAACACCAGAAAGAGAAAAGAAATGCGTCACTTTGAATCCTGGTGATGCTATGTTATACTTAGGTTGTGTTGCTCCACATTGGAGAGGTAGGTTTGAAGGTGATCATTATGCACAAATGTTTTTGCATTATGTGAGAAGTCGAGGACTATATGGTTCTATGTACTTTGATAGAAAACCTCCAAAAAATATTGAAGACCATGAAGCATTGGAAGAGGAGTATGAAATCATGAGAGAAAGATTTGGTAATGTAAGTTCTAGAGCAATTTTACCCAAAAAGTATAGAGAAGAGAATACAAATTCTTATCAAATTGTTCGTGAAGATAATAATGATGATGACTACGTGGACTTTGATAATGTCGTCGTAGCAAATAGTAAGTATGAAAAATTTCTGAAGAAGAAAGATACACCAGAAATTCAAACGAAAGTAAAGAAGTTAAGTTCTTTGAGTTTAGAACATTTTATTTGGCATGGTGAAGAGTTTATTGATCCAGAATTTTGTGATAAACTTCTAGAAGAATATGCACCAACTAATTACTGGGAGCAGACACTGACTGGCAGTGGGCATGATCCAGACGCAAGAAAGTGTGAGATGATTCCTATCTCTGATCAAGGAATTATTGAAGAGGAGAATGAACAAACTAGAAGAGAATTTGATGATTATCTCTTTAATATCGTAAAAGAAATTATCGAACAGTATCAAGAGCAACATCCAGAATTTGATTTGGAGATTCAAGAAGACAGTGGATATGAACTGTTGAAGTATGAAGTTGGTGACTTTTATATTCAGCACAGTGATTCTTTTAAGGAGCAACCTAGAGCATTGACTGTAATTATGTCAATGAATGATGGTTATGAAGGTGGTGAAGTTGCACTATTCAATCGTGAATTGGTATACAAACTTAATGCTGGTGATGTATTAGTTTTCCCATCTAATTTCATGTATCCACATGAGATTATGCCTGTAACTGAAGGAACTAGATATTCTATCATCACCTGGGTTGTATGAAAGACAGTGATTTTATTGGTGTTTATCCTGATGCCCTAGATAAACACACATGTGATCGTATCATTCAATATTTTGATGACAATTACAAACATCCAGATGATCCTGATTGTAAGATAAGATCAGGATATGGTTCATTTGAAAGTGAGAGAAGTCATCTTACTCGACACGATGAACAATGGTACATGAATTCAAACGATCCATGTTCAAATCTTATCTTAAAAGTTGTTGATCATTGTTGGAAACAATATCGTAAAAAGTATTGGGTTTCTGATTTTATTGATGTATATTTTGATGAGGTAAAATTACAAAAAACTCCACCTAGAGGTGGATTTCATGACTGGCACTGTGAAGTAAATGATCTAGGTGTTGTTGACAGAAGTGTTGTTTGGATGTTATATTTGAATGACATTCCTGAAGGTGAAGGTGAAACTGAGTTTCTTTGGCAAGGTCTCAGAGTACAACCAAAAGCAGGCACGATGTTAATTTGGCCAGCATTTTACACTCATACTCATCGTGGAAATGCCGTTTATTCTTGCAGTAAATATATTGCAACTGGATGGGGTTTGTATCTGAGTAATACTGATGTAGAAATGGTTGATCACTTTGAATGGGATAATGAAAAGAAAATCTACACAGGAAGGAAAAACTAATGGCACTATCAGATCAAGTTAAAGACGAATTAGATTCTGCTTCAACACATCTTCGTGAAGCACTAGCATTTGCTGCAAGAAACGAAAAACCCTTTGTCATTAAAGCATTGGGTGAAATGGTTCATGCTTTGGATCAACTATCATCGGCAGATGAATTTATGGACACCATGCAAGAATTGATGAAGGAGCAAGAAGATGGACTATCAGATTTTCAATGAACCATTTCCTCATATTATCATTGAAGATACTTTTGATGAAGAACAATTAAAACTAATTTGGAGAGAACTTGAATTTCTTCTTGACAAATTGTGTGGTCCAGAAGTTTATGCTGCTGCACAACTTGATGACGGATCATACATGACAACAGCAAAAGGTAGGTCATTAGATTCACTTTATGGTGATCGTGAGGTTTCCGATATTCTAAGAATCACTAATCAAGTTTTCTTTAATAATGAAAAATTTAATGATGATATGATTAAAAAGAATGAGTATTGGGTGACATATAAACATTCTAATGAAGATTATACCAAGGTAAGGAGATATTATCCTGGTGATGGATATGAACCACATGCAGATTATTGGGTTCATGTACTGATTAGCACCACATTTTGTCGTGAAGAAGATACTGGAGGAAACTTATACTTTCCTAGGCAAGATTATGAAATTGAAACAAAAAATAATAAAACCGTGATATTTCCTGGATGGATAGAACATTCTGTCACAAATGTAGTTGAAAATGATAGATATGCCATCACAAAATTCGTTCGATGTGACACAAGCAGGTAGGACAGTTGGCAAGGTGTCCACTATCGGTTGATCCCGTCCCGTTTTCGTGTATTCTATAAGGGTCAAAGAAACAATGACACAGATGAAACTTAATCATCACCAGTGGAAACTTGTCTATGATGCTGTTCGCAAACAACAGGTGAACAGTATCGTTGATGGGGAAAGTTACAAAGAATATGATGCAATTCTTACCGAATTGTGGGATGCTGCATATTCTGAAACATATGCTAACATTCAAATGGTAGAAGACCTTGCAAACTCCTGATAAGGTTAAAAAAGAATATGAGCAGTGGTTTACAGATACATTCTGTGAACTGTGTGAGTATGATGATGGGGCAGAAGTCCTTCAGCATTGTATGAACTTTGCTATTGCAAATCTTACCTCATGGCATCTCAAAGAATTGAAAACTTTGAGTGACATGCAGTCTATTACTGAAAAAACTTTCTCCAAACAAAACGATGCATCTGATTGATTCTCTGGAAACAAAAACTGACTGGGGTAAGATCTTTGGTGTTGTAGATTCACTCTACAATGATAAGGGATTCACCTCCAATGCTGATAACTTTGCCCGTGCAACTGCTGTAGAGAAAGCAATCGCAAATTTCTCAGATCTTGAACGTGTGGATCAAACTGGTTATGATTTTGTCTTTGGTGATACCAAAGTAGAACTGAAAATGGGTAAGAATTTGTTCTACAAACGTAAGGACATTCATGCCACTAAAAAGTTCAAGGTCAAGTCTTTTCTAAGTGAGAAGAAAACCGTCGAAGATTTCAAGCAACTGAAAACTTTCGACTACATGATGGTGATTGACCTTACAGCACGTCGTGTGGTGATTGTTGAAGATGAGAAAGCACGATCTCTATACACTGATGGTGCTGATGGTGCTATGATTGAACTGAAACTCGGTGACTATTACGAATGTGATCTGGGTGACTTTGATGTCATTGAACCACCCACATCTTTGTCTAAGGGTATCAACAAAGCAATCGAATCTTATCTGGAATTCTGATCATGAATCAACAAATTTGCAATCAACTCAATGAATTGTTGGATAGTGCTAGGAGCAGAATCGATCAAGTTATGGATGAAGATGGTGAAAAAAATGAAAGCAGATCTGAACCATTATGTGAAGAGTGGTGGGAATGGATTATTGAAGATGAAATTGATGTAGTATTTGTACCCAAACAATTTCAAAACGATCTTCAACTTTACCTTGACATCTAAAATGACTTCTAAAGAAAAACTTCTGTTTGTATCATCATTCGTCTGGTTTCTTCATTGGGGAACACATTTAACATCAACTATTATTGAAGCAATGATTAAGATGTGACAGTTGACAAGGTGCCCACTCTGCCCTGACTCTGCCCTCACTCTGCCCTATACTGACTTCAGTCACAAGAAAACATGCAAAACAAGCACCAAGAGCACGTTGAAGATTGCATCCTGACTGGTGATCTTTCTGCCATCGATTTACTCTACAATTTCACACATGCAAGTGTGAAGATGGATGGTATTGCTATTGTTTGGGGCAAAGATCCTGCTACTGGCACATTCTTTGTTGGCAATAAAGCAGTTTTCAATAAGAAGAAGATTCGTATTGCTCACTCTCATGAGGAGATTGACTTCTTCTATGATGATGAGATGGCAGAGATTCTGCATCTTGCATACAACTTCCTCCCACGCACTGATAGAATTTTCCAAGGTGATTTCTTAGGTTGGGGTGCAGGAACTATCTTCACTCAGAATACTATCACTTATGAGTTTCCAGAAGTTGTAACTCAAAAGTTCATTGTTGCACCTCATACAGAATACTTTGCAGAGAATGATCTCCGTGATGCTGTAGCATCTCCACTTAAAGAACATTTTGATGATAATCAGAAAGTCAAGTGGGTGCAACCTTGTGTTGATTGGATGAGAAGTCCTGAAACACCACAAATTGACACCACTGATGTCAAGTTTCTGGACAAACGTACAGCAGATTGTTGTAAGAAAATTATCAATGCTTTCATCCGTGAGGGTAAAGAACTCACCTATGAATTGCTGACGTTGGTGTTTGATTGTCCCAAACTTGCGGGTCTTTATCTCACTGTGATTGAGATGAAAGAGGATTTGATGGATAGTCTCAAGATCACAAACTGCCCCAAATCTTTCATTGGTGCTCTGCAAATCAAGCAGGAAGGTTTCACTATTGCTGATGAATCTGGTCAGATTGTTAAACTTGTAGACCGTGAGATTTTCTCCATGAACAACTTTAACATGCCCAAACGGTGGCAGACACCTGGACGGTGAAACAAGTGGCACAGAGACCCTTGTAGGTGCCTCTCAGTGCTCTATACTATAGAAGTCAAAGGGACACATCATGACTTTCGATTTTGAAACTGAAT